ACTGACTGTGGATCTGTGAACATGGGGCGTCGTCCTTGCTGAGATGTTCCAACAACCGAATAGCTGCTGGATCGTGTGCTATGGCTAGCTCCCTAGCTACCACAGCTTTCCAGGCGCCTTGGTAATACCAAGGGCCCCGAGAATCGACCACTGCCGAACATTGAATCCGTTCGGATCAAGGCCGAAACCGTAAGGGGTCGCCCGTACCCTCTGCTTCCTCACAGTTGAGAAAGTCAGAGAGATGGGACCACAGGATCCTACTCCATCCGGAATAGGCCCGTGCAGCGACAGGGTATGGTCACTGATGGTTTCACTCATCAGATACCCGTATCGCAAAACCAAGCCGTCTTCTGAAAGCTTCGAAGCATTGGCAATGTTATCGCCAATGTTCGCCTTCCAGTCAGATAGCCAACTCCATGGTGCAAGGTTCCAGAGCGCCTCGGCGTCTAGCCGAGTTCCGAGCAAGTGGTTAACCATCTGCTCGTACTCCTTCAGCCTGTTTAGGACATGATTGTCCTTCTGCAGGAAGTAGGTGAATGCGCCCGAGAACGTGACGGTATTTTGCGTCCGTCGCGTCTCTTTTAGAACCCCGCCCGTCGCCCTACCTAGCCACATCGAAGCGAACCCACTCGGAGAGACATTTTCGGCCCAACAGGTCGAATAGCCATCCGGGTAGGACTCCTCAGTGACGGTAGTAGGGAAGGTCAGTCGCCGGCGTATAGAATTGCCGGCGTCTCGCTGGAACTGGTCAAGAAGCCGTGAGGCGTTCTTGATGGCGTAGAAAGTCTTGTGGACGTCGCTAACAAGCGGCAGCCAACCAAACTGGGTTTCCAGATGCTTATCGGCAACAGTTCGAGCCGATGCAGTCGTGGACTTCCAGTGGTCCAAGTCGAGTGAGGGCGGAAAGCCCTCAGATTTCAACTCGGCAAGGCTCACAGCGAGATTTTCTACAGGGTTCGTCGGTGTTGTCAGCTTGATGGCCTTCGGTCCGTAGAATGAAGTATCTACGTCCGGAGTATCACCATACAAGCTCCCGTGATAGAACGGACCTGGGAAACCGCTTTGTCCCAGATCTGGCATCACTGGACCGTCGTACCTCCACGATTGAGACCCGTCGCGCCCCTCAAGGTGCGCATTGGCGGATCCAACTGACACCAATTGCATAACGGTGTCGAACTCGTGGCCTGTGTCAGCACCAGAGGACTGGTGGTGGAGGTCACTGCGCAGATTATGAAACAAGTCTGCGTAGCTTCCAACATTATCCACCGAATCCTCAAGGGAATTCGATGCGGACACACCTGCAGCCCTGCCAGTTCGAAAGCTGGCAGTGACCTGACGGGGGTCCCACAACCGCAGACAATCGGCTACAGAAGTGTAGCCGTACCCGTCCCACGTCTTTGAGGAGATTATCCTTCGAGGCGCAGGGCGGTTCTGTGTTGTGGTTCCGTCGTCCATGGAGATTCCTCACAGTAGGGGAATCTGGCGTAGGATTGCACCAGATAGTGATGTGGGGCTTATCACCTCCACATAGTGCACAAGCACCGGCGGGGCCCTCACG